CTGCGCCTCGCAGATCGCACGCCACGGCACGTAGCGGGCGCGCGCCCACACCAGCTTGCGCTGCTCCACGCTCAGCCACTGCAGCCACTGCGTGGTCTCGGCCAGGCGATCGACGGCCGCAGGTGTGGCTGGGAAGCGCAGCACGATCCGCTCGTCCGCGTAGCCCTCCCACGACTGGCGCGCGATCTCGGGCCACAGGCTGACGTAGCCTGCCACGCGCGCGGCGGGCAACCGGTAAGACGTCGCTGCGGCTTCGTGGAAGCGGTGCTCGACTTCGTCGAACGTCCACACGGTCATGCCGAACGCTCCTGCGCGATGGCCCAGTGCAGCAGCGCGAGCGCATCCGCTTCGTTGTCGTCGACGGGCGCGTAGCCCCAGCCCCGCACCGCGGCGAGCATCGCGTCCTTGTTCGCGTTGCCCTTGCCGGTCGCGTGCTTCTTGATCGTGCCGACAGGCACGCCCTGGTACGGGATCTGGCGTTGCTCGCACCAGGCCGAAAGCTGACCGAGGAAGCCGCCGTAGGCGTGTGCGGCGTCGGTGGATGCGTGCCGGCGCACTTCCTCGAACGCGAGCTGCTGCATTCCGCCCGAGAGCGTCTGCAGTTCATCCAGCCAGCGGACGAAGCGCAGGAAGCGCATGCCGCCGCCCTCGAAGCGTTGCGGTTTGAACGATTGGGAGCCGCTCACGATGCGGCGATCGGGGGTGCGCAGTGCCCAGCCCGTGGTGGTGCCGAGGTCGAGCGCGAGAAGGGTTCTGGTCATTCCGGAGTCCTGTGGGGGATCAGGTCTGACACAGCCGACTCAGTTCATGGTTAACCTCTTACGCGCGCGGGTATGGGCGTAAATCATGAGCCGTGTCGGCTGTGTCAGGCGTGTTAGTCGAAGTCGGCGTAGGGCGTGAATCCAACCTTTGGCGCGACCTTCAAGCCGATGCCCTGGAAGCCGCGGACACCCAACGGGTTACGCCATTTCTCGATACCGCGGGCGACCATCTGGTCGGAGAACCGACGCTGCGAGCCGACGAACTCGCCCGCCGCTTCGGCCCAGGCCTTCCAGTCGTTGAACAACTCGCCGGTCAACGCCTTGGCGTTCGCGTCGCGGACGCACCGCTCGTCGATCCACCGCCCCAGCGCATCCTCGGCCTCGAAGTACTCCTCAGTCGCCGAGAGCACGCTCGCGGGTGGCTGCAGGCCTCTGCGTTGCCACTGCAGACAGCCGGCCAGCGCCCAGGCGAGGATGCCGTCGCGCTCGGCGAGCAGCTTCTCGGTGAGCTTCGGATCGCGGCGCTCGGGCGGGATTGTCACCGTGAACGGGATCAGGTGCATGCGCCGCTTCATCGCTTCGTCGACGTTGCGGATGGCCGGTTTGTGATTGCCCGCGATGACCAACTTGAACTGCGGGGTGTACTCGAAGAAATCCTGCCGCATGAAGCGCGCTGAGACCTTGTCGCCGCCGGTAATCGCCTTGACCTTCGACTCGTTCCAGCGCCGGCCCTGTTCGGTTTCGACCGAGGCGACGAAGCGCGCGCCGCGCAGTCCGGCCAGATCGGTCGGGTGGCGATCGCCGCGCGCTTCCATGAACGTATCCATCGGCGCGTTGGTCGCGTAGTCGCCAAGGATCGTCGCCAGTGCGGTCACGAACACCGACTTGCCGTTCGCGCCGGTGCCGTACAGGAAGAACAGCGCGTGCGCGCTGGTCGCCCCGGTGAGGCAGTAGCCGGCCATCCGCTGCAGGTACGCCTGCAACTCCGCGTCGCCGCCGGTCACATCGCCAAGGAACGCGCGCCAGCGGGCGCAGTCGCCGCGCGGCGTCGCCGTGGCGATTCGGGTCATCGCATCCTCGCGCCGATGCGCCGCCAATCGGCCGTTGCGCAGATCGACGACCCCGCCCGGCGTATTCAGTGCCCAGAGGTTCGCATCCCACTCGTCCGGGATCGAACTGAGTTCGGGCTCCGATCGTGCGATCCGCTCGACCGCGGCGATCGAGGCGGCGCTGGCCAGCCGGCGACTCAACGGCGGCGACTTCGACATCAGCGCCGCCGCGCAGCACATTTCGCGCGCCAGGTGCATGACGTACAGGCGCTGGTCGGCGTTCCACCGCGTGCCTGTCCAGGCCAGCCACTTGCCCCACGGTGCGCAGTAGCGCCAGTCCTGGCCGTTGCGCCGGGTGAACGCCCGCGCCAATCCGGCTTCCGAGGTCCAGTCCAGATCCTCGAACAGGCCGTGCCCGGCCACAGGATCGCCCGCCTGCGCGGTCTGCGTCGCCAGAAGATCGCCCGCATAACGGACAGGCGTGCATGGGCCGGCGACCAGAAATCCAGCGACATCGAAACCGTCGGCGATCGCATCGGCCGCATCCCAGCCTTCGGGTTTGTCTTCCGGCGGATAGAGAATCCGGCATCCATGCGCGCCCGCGGCCAGAATCGCCTGTGCGGCGCACTCGGCGTACTCCCAGCCGGGCTTGTCCTTGTCGGGCCAGAGGACGACCGTCCTGCCGGCCAGCGGCGACCAATCGGTCTTGTCGACCGGCGCGTTCGCCCCATGCATCGCGGTGGTCGCGACGATGCCGGCGTCGATCAGCGCCTGCGCGCACTTCTCGCCCTCGACCAGGACGACGGTGTCCGCGGTCGCGATCCCGGACTGGTGGTACAACGGCCGCGGCTCCGGCGGCGCCATCTTGCGGCGCTTGGCGTCCCACGGCCGGAACTCCTTCTTGCCGCCCAGTGGGTCGTAGCGGTACACCACCGCAATCAACTGGCCGTCGGCGTCGAGGTAATCCCACTTCGCGGTCGCCGGGCCGAGGTCGTCGATCGGCGGCGATTTTTTCGGTTTCGCGATCGGCATCGCGGACGCACGTCCGAGCAAGCGACCCGCCTCGTCCAGCACGCGCGGAAACTCGGCGTGTGCATCGATCCGGAAGTGCGCCGCGATCAGGTCGAAGATGTCGCCGCCGGTATTGTTGGCGCGGTCGGTCCACAGACCCGCCTTCTCGCCGGTGAGCACCACCTCCAGGCTGTCGCCGGGACTGCCGAGCACGTCGCCGATCAGGAACTTGCCCTGCCGCTTTCTGCCGGCGGGGAACAGCGCGGTCAGCACCGATTCCAGACGATCGAGCAGTTGCGCGCGGATCTCGTCCCGACCGTCGCGTGGCGCGGCGACCTGCGGAACATCGTTGAAGTCCAGAGACGGATGCGTCACTGCGCGCTCCCCTCGCCGGCCGGCATCGCATCCGCGCGCAGACGCGCGATCCGCTCCACGGCCGCGACCGTCGTGGCACTGGCGAACCAGCGCCGTGCCTGTTCTGTCCGGGCGCGATCAGCGGCTTCACGGCAAATGCCGCGCACCCGGTCGAACACGACAAGCGTATCGTCCCGGTGCCAGCCTTGATCGGTGCGAACGAACCAGCTTCGCTGGCGCGCGCTGTAACGGCAGTCGTTGCTGTGGCGGCGCACAAAGATCTCGGCGAGCCCTTCGCGGCGGTGCCAGTTCACGCCGTTGAAATCCGTGGCGACCGGCGGCGGTGAGACGACGACCGTTGCGGCATCGGCCTGTTCCAGTCGCGGTGCGATCACGGCCGCGTGGCGATCGCGCCACTGCTCCAGTTCGCTGAGCCGGAACCGGACCAGATGGCCGATGCGATAGTGCGGCACGCCGCGCGCGCTGCGCTCGACCTTGTTGTTGAGCCACTGCATCGGAATGCGCAGCGCCTGGTGCGCGGTGCGCGCGGCGACCATCGGCGCGTTGCAATCGGGTAGGACATCGGGGGTCATGCGGATCTCCAGCAGCGGTCCTGCCAGGCGCAGAACCGGCACTCGAAGTGGGTGGGATCGGAGAAGCCGCGCGGCAGCAGCTCGCCGGCATCCGTGGCGAGCACGATCTGCACCGCGCGATCGGACATCCGCTGCGCGAGCTGGCCGTCGAAGGGCACGCGCTCGGCGTAAACCTCCATCGTGTCGGCGTTGATCGCGGTGAACAGCGCGGGATTCGCGTGAAGGTCGAGATAGGCCTGATACATCGCGACCTGCGCGGCATACACCGGCTTCGCGACGGCGAGCTTGTTCTTTTCCAGTTCGCGCCAGGCCTTCGCGCCGAGGAATTTGCACTCCCAGAGCGCCGGGTAGTCGT